TCAATTTTCAAGCAAATCATAAAATGTAAATTCATCAATGATTTCTATATCCTGGCCATCCAATTTTAATTTTTCAGCTTTTTTATGCTTAGATGATTTTTCTCCTTTTAGAATTGCATTATAATCATTATTCCCGAGTATTAGATAGTTGGTGGATTTTGTAACACTGTTATCTAGTATGCCTCCCAAATTAACAACAATTTGCATTGCATCCTGTCTAACCATTTTTTCTAATTTACCAGTAAATACAACATGTCGATTATAGAAAAAATTGTCCTCATCTATTTCAACCTCAGTTGGTTGAATTGATTTGATATCTATACCTTTTCCACCATGAGCAGACTTAACCCATAAGTCTTGTATTTCTACACCTCTTTTTTTCATAGTATCTTTTATTGAGTCGTATAATTCTTTTGTAGCAATACAGTCTGCTATAGAACGGTGTTCATTATTCGAAAGACCCAAATATGCTGTCAAATCTGAAAGCCTATGATGTTTTAATTCTGGGAAAAGTTTTCTTGCAAATTGCATAGTATCCATATATTGGTTACCTAACTCAATGTTAAAGCCAGCATTTAAAAACCTTATGTCAAAAGATGTATTATGGCCAATTATTACATCATCTCCAATAAAAGATATTACATCATTCATCACAAAATCTATAGATGGCATATCTTTTACCATCTCATTTGTTATACCTGTTAAATCCGTAATAAATGGATCAATCTCATACTCTGGCTTTATTAATTGAGAATATCTATCTACGATTTCATTATCTCTTATCTTTAGTATCCCAATTTCTATAACTTCATCATAGTACGAAGATAATCCTGTTGTTTCTGTATCTAAAACACAGTAGTCATTAATGATTTGCTTTGTATAGTTCTTATTTGCCAAAAATCTCACATCCTTTTTCGAATTATTCTTGTGATATATTATACCCTCAAACAGGCTACCTATAAACCAAAACAGGCACCTCACCAATTTTATTGAAGTGTCTATTTTGGTTTCTAGCTATTTAATTCTACCTGGCTGCCATCAAGGAATGTAAATTCAACTTTTCCATCATGATGAATCGTAAGGCAGTCTACCATGCTAAGCCATACATTTTTATCAAACTCTGGCATAAGTTCTTGCTTTTCAAGTTCCTGTATAAAGTCCTCTACCTCATCACGCTTAGACTGCTTTTCTATGATGGTCTGCTTGATTTCATCCAGCCTAGTCTTTGTAGTATTAAATCTATTTACTAGGCTTGTGTATCTTACTTCATACTCATCTTGGTTTTGAACTTTTCTAGCATTCTCGTTTATACAGTCATTTACCTGTTCAGCTACAATGTTAAGTTCTTCTTCAAGCTCTATCTTTTCTTTCTCAAGCACTGAAGTATCAAAGATTATCTTTGCCATTTCTTTATGGTTGCTGATAATTTCCTTCTTGTTCTTGACCAGCTTATTAACTGCCTGTAAAAATAAGTTTTGGATTTCTTCTTCAGTTAAATGTGGAGTGCTACATTTCTCTTCAAACTTATGATTACACTGCCAAATCTTCTGACGGTACTTACTGGTTGAATGCCATGTCTTTGACCCGTACCAAGACCCACAATCTCCACATTTAATCTTGCTAGAGTAAATGCTAACGCTTGAAATTCGGTTCTTACCAGCTTTTCTTCGTTCTAGTAATCTCTGCACCCTATCAAATGTACTTGTTGGAATTATTGCTTCATGATTTCCAGTTACATAGTATTGAGGAATCTCCCCTTCATTCTTTTTCTTTTCCTTAGTTAGAAAGTCCACTGTGAATGACTTTTGAAGTAGTGCATCCCCTTTGTATTTCTCATTTCTTAAAATCGCATTAACTGTCCCTGCTGACCATTTCTTTTTTCCACCGGGTGTTAATATTCCTTCTTCCGTCAGTTCTTTAGCAATTCCAAATGGTGAATATCCTTGAAGGAAAAGCCTATAAATCTTTTTTACAACTTTGGCTTGCTCTGGATTTACCACTAAGTTGCCATCTTCTCCCCTGTCATAACCTAGAAATCTTTCAAACGGTACGGTCACCTTACCATCAGCAAATCTCTTTCTTTGGCCCCATGTACAGTTTTCTGAAATAGACCTTGATTCTTCTTGAGCAAGACTGGACATAATTGTAATAAGCAGTTCTCCCTTGCTATCAAAAGTCCAGATATTTTCTTTTTCAAAGAATACCTCCGTTCCATGTTCCTTTAACTTTCTGATGGTAGATAAGCTATCTACGGTATTTCTGGCAAATCTGCTAACTGACTTAGTAACAATAAGGTCTATCTTTCCATCAAGGGCATCTTTTACCATTCGCTTAAAACCATCACGCTTTTTGGTGTTGGTAGCTGATATTCCCTCATCTGTATAAACTTGTACGAACTCCCAATCTTCTCTACTTTTAATGTAGTTTGTATAGTAATCAACCTGTGCCTCATAGGAAGTTTGCTGTTCTTCGCTATCAGTTGATACTCTGGCATATCCTGCAACTCTTCTTTTTTTCACTTCATTAATTGGAGTCAGATTAAATTTACTAATGGTTGCAGGTATTGTTGTTACTTTCTTATTGACCATTTTTTCTCACTCCTTATCTTCTTCATTCTCTCGCTTGCTTCTTTTCTGTGTTCCTCATTTTTCCAGTATTCATGCATTTGAAGAATCTGCTTTTCGTGTCTTTCCTTAGTCCAAGGAGTACCACGTTTCTTCTCAAGATACGTCCTTATTTCCTCATGGTCATCTTTGAACTTAAACCTTACTTTATTATCAGCAATGTAGATCCTTTGGATTTTTTCATCCATTACCTTCTCATCAAACTCATCAAGTTCTAACACCTCACATAATAGCTTTTTAAGCGTTCCTTCTTGAATTGAGTTATGTGGGCATTCACTTCTTTTTGTTCTGCATGAAAGGTATGTTATTTTCTCCCCTGTCTTTAGTGTTGTTTTTAGAGCATTAAATGAATTACCACATCTATCACATTCAATTAGTCCTGTGAAAGGTGTAGCTGGATTTTTTCTATGATAATTATGTTTATTTTTTCTTTGCTCCGATATTTTTGCTCTAACTTCTTCAGTAAAATATTTCTTTCTGTCTATCTTTCTATATGCTTTTTCAACTATTCTTCCATTTGTAAGGTAGAATATAAATTTTTCTTTTTTAATCACATCAATATGATCTATTTCTTTAGTAAAAATCTCAGGAGCATAATCTTCAATTTCTAAAACTTCACAGATAATTTCTTTTATTAGCCTATCGTTTATATCACCGGTATGACATGGATTACCGTGTCCTGCTTTTCTTGTGGCACAAACCCAATACTTGTTTTTTCCATTTACTAAATTCCTAACACTACTTTGAAAATTCTTACCACAATGTGGGCATCGTATCTTTCCGGTCATTTCAGTTGTCGGTATTGCAGGGTTTCCTATTGCCCCAGCAGTCCTTCTTCTTTCCATTTCAACCTGCACTTTGTCATAGGTTTCTTTTGGAATAATTGCCTCATGTGTATTTTCTACATAATATTGAGGTAGTTCACCCCTATTAAGCTTTCGCTTTTTAGTGATAGGATCAACTACATATTCTTTTTGAAATAGCAGGTTTCCTGTGTAAGTGATGTTTCTTAGGATTACTTTTATATTAGAATCTACCCATCTATAGCCTCGCCTAGTTGTTATCCCTTCTTCAGCAAACATCTTCTCAATCTTCATTCTTGATTTTCCAGAAAGATATTCTGAATATATTCTTTTTACAATCTCAGCCTCTTCCTCAACAATTACGAGTTTATCGCCTTCCCAAACATATCCGAATACATTAAATCTGCCATTTGGTATGCCTTGTTTAAATCTTTTTACTGTCCCCCATTTCACGTTTTCTGAAATGGACCTTGATTCTTCCTGTGCAAATGAAGCTAGGATGGAAAGCATCAGCTCCCCATCACCACTTAATGAATTGATGTTTTCATTTTCAAATATAACTTCAATTCCCTTTGATTTAAGGTGTCTTACTACTTCCAAAAGGTCAACTGTGTTTCTTGCAAAACGCTTGATGGATTTTGTAAGGATAATATCGATATTTCCTTTTTCACACTCTTCCATCATTTCCATAAAGCCTGGTCTTTTAGCTGTGCTTGTTCCTGATATACCATAATCAGAATAAACGCCTTTAAATTCCCATTCAGGATTATTTTGAATAAGTTTGCTGTAATAACTTATCTGTGCAGATAAGGAATGCTTAAGTCTATCAGTTTCCATAGATACTCTGGCATAGGCAGCAACCTTTTTTCTTGTTTCGATGAGTGGCTTTTTCACATCGATTTTTTGTACTTTTTTCATTGGTCTACCTCCTTTGTCAGTGTATATACATCACTCTAAACGCTTAATATATCAAGTCATTTAGTGAGAAAAGCTCCCCTATAAATGGATGATATTTTTCCAGTAAGATACAATTCATTTCTTCGAATTCTTCCTTATTTATAATGTGATTTTTGAGCATTTTTACAGCAATGGAGATAGATAATTGATACATCATTTCAGCGTGTTCCTCTTTATTCATCACCATCACCGCCTCTAAACCTATCCTCTATATAGCAGGTATGACAGCAGTATTTTCTGTTTTCATGAGGATAGGCCTTAAATGGTTTATGGCAATTAAGACAGGCATGTTCTTCAAGTTTTGTCTTATCCAGTTTTGCCCTATTTCTGTTCCACCACTTTCTTTTACACTCCTCACTGCAGAATATCTTTTTCTTGGTACGCTCTTTTTGAATGATTTCTTTTCCACACCCTTTGCAATAACATTTCTTGGGAGTAAAGGTTCCAGCTAAGTTGTTATTTCTGCAGAACGATTTAATGGTATTTACACTTATCCCAAGTTCATTTGAGATTTTCTTATATCCTAGACCTTCTTCTCTCAGTTTTTTTATCTTTTCTTTTTCTTCTAAATTCATAAAGGCTACCTCCTATTAGGTAGCCTTGGGAAAGGTCAAAATCTGACGTTTCTATTAATCTTTTTTATAAAATTCGCATTCGTAACCATCTGCACGAAGAAGTAATCCCTTCGCCCAAGGTGGTGTTCTTCCCATTTGCTCACATACTGCAGTAAGGCTCATTCTTTTATCAGCTTCTATAATTATTTCATCATGGACATGTGCTACAATCTGGCAGTTTCTTAATGTCTTCATAGCAAAAAGCAAAATATCTCTCGCAGTCCCTTGAATAATGTTTTCTACAAATTTAGGACCATAACTTTCCAGTCTTTCCCACTTTTTAGCATTACCGACACCTTCATAAGTAACTGACTCGCCACCGAATTTATTCTCGCCAATTCTAGGTTTTACATAGGCAAGTTTTCTTCCTGAAGGAAGTTCTATAAATAAAAATCCACTTTTCCATGAGAATGTAATGCCATGAGTCTTAGTATCTATTCTTTGCTTTATACAAGTTTTGACCGCTCTATCAACATCCCACCAAAGGCTAGTAATCATAGGATTTGAGTTTCTCCAAGCATCAACCAGTGGCTGAAGTTCTTCTTCAGTAAGTCCCATATCAAGTGCTCCCATAGCTTTTAAGGCACCTACCGAACCACCATAGCCAAGTGCGAGTTCTGCAATTTTACCTTTCTGCCTAAGATGACTATTTACACCATGCTTTTCAACAGGAACTCCAAACATCTGACTTGCCGATGAACAGTAGATATCTTTACCTTCTTCAAAGACTTTCATTCTCCATTTTTCCACTGCAAGCCATGCAAGGACTCTCGCTTCAATAGCTGAAAAGTCAGCTACAATAAATTTGTTATTGTTCTGTGGCACAAAGGCAGTTCTAATCAGTTGAGATAAAGTATCTGGGATATCTTCATATAGCATTTCAAGTGAATCTACATTTTTCTCTCTTACAAGTGCTCTTGCCTCAGCTAAGTCTAGTAGATGGTTTTGTGGTAGGTTTTGCAATTGAACAAGTCTTCCTGCAAATCTTCCGGTTCTATTCGCACCATAATATCGAAACATTCCTCTTTCCCTATTATCTGTACAGGCAGCATTTTTCATGGCTGTATACTTCTTAACAGAAGACTTGGATAACTGCTGTCTTAAAGTAAGAACCTCAGCAAGTTCTTTTGATGCAGTCTTTATTTCTTTTGCTACTTCCTTTTTGCCTAGAGACTCCATTTCAAGTCCATGCTCCGATAACCAGTTTCTCATCTGAAGAACTGAGTTAGGATTTTCAAGTCCAGTAATTTCTGTTAGCTTTTGCATAAGACTAGCCTTTACATCGCTATCTAATTTGATTGCTGATTCAACAAGTACAGGATCAATAGCAATGCCCCTATCATTTATTTCCTGGTCTAAATAAAACTCATCCCATATATCTTCTGAAACAGGAAACTTTGATAGTTTTGCTTGAATTCCCATTTCTACTTCCACATCACGCTTGTTATATGATTTGAATTGTTCCCACTTTTCTTCATCATGAAAGTACAGATTCCTTGTTCTTCCTCCGTTAGTTTTTGTCGGAGTGCAAGGCACACAGAAATACTTTATTAGGCTCTTACCTTCACTTAGTTTCTGCTTATCAAGTCCAAGTACAGCACCCACTCCTTCAAGAGATAGTGGAAGTCCTAGTGTTGCTGACCAAATCATGGTACATTTCCAAGAAGTCGGATTTAAAAACATAGCCTTTGATGTACTAAGTTCATGATTATCATAGAAAGGATCTAGACTGGTGCCTTTATCCATTAAATACCTTGATAAACAAACTCTCTCAAATTGTGCATTAAATGCCCATTTACTTATTTTCTCATCAGTGAGTGCGTCCAATATTTCAACAGGAATTTCCTCTCCTTTTGCTAAATCTATGACTTTAACTTCACTCCCATCAACGCTGTAAGCAAATAAGAGTATTTCAAAATCTTCTGATTCGGCATATTTATATACACCACATTTTTTAAGGTCTACACTACTATAGGTTTCGATATCTATAGAGATGTTATCCATCTTCTTCACCTCCAATAAAAATAAGGGTGGCAGATTAGTGCCACCCACCATGTTACTTTCTGTTTATCTTTTCTCTGATGTCTAGATAAAGACTTACCAGTGTTTTTGCTACAAAATCCAAAAGCCATGTGCCGATGAAAATAGCGATAAACCAATCAATTAATGTCATAATGACCTCCTATGCCAAGAAGTCATCATCTTCAAGGCTTGTAAAATCATCAGCAGCATTACTTCTTCCACCAAGTGGCTCACCATCTCTAATCTTTTGAATGTTTCCAAGACCGCAGGCGATACCTTTATTTCCATTTGAATTAAAGGCATAAAAGCTAATTGATACACGAGCATAACAGCCTGAATATACTTCGCTTCTATCAAGAATAGGTTTTACAGCTTTATCTACAATTTGAGGTGCTGTCACGCTATTTGCGTTGATGAAATAATGACCTTTATATGCCTCATCATCACGCTCAATATCTCCATCACGAAGAGGTAATTTAATAGCGGCCTTGTTTGGTTTCTTTCCACCAAACTTACCAATTCCTTCTTCGATTGCAGCATCAATCGCCTTTTCAATTGCCGTAATTGTTTCTTTATCATCCTTTGGAATAAGAAGAGATACACTATACTTCTCAGGTCCTCCATTAATTGACTTTGGCTCCCAGCCATTAAAATATGAAAGTCTTGTGTCTTTTCCTGTGATTACCTTTGTTCTACTAATATTTGCCATTTTAATTTTCCTCCGTTATTTCATTAAATTCGTTTTTAGCATTTGTTACATTTACTTTCTGACGCTTATCTGAGTTTGGTACAAGTGTCAGTTTTCCAGGTGGTTTGATAATGAGGTCACCTAGAATATCCTCAAATTTCTTCTTTCCCATTAGTTTTTGCATTTCAGTAAGTGTAATAAGACTGGTTTTAAAGATATCGGTATATCCGTTTTCTTTTGATTTTTCGATTACAGAATCCTCATCCTTATACTTTCTTACAGACCTACCCTCTACAACCTTAAAGCCTTCCCAGTCTTTACCATGATTGACCGCCATATCTGTTGCATAAGCTAAGACGCTATTTGCCCATGATGTTAAGTCGGGAATAACCACTAGGATTTCTTCAACTTCAGCATCTGTTAATAGTGGTGGTAGTTTAAACTCATCCTTTGCAAGTTTCAGCTTTTCTTCCGCTCTTGCTCTACACCTAACTGCGGCCTTACAGAATTTGCACCAATCACCGGAGCAATATTCTCCCTCACCCTTTATAGCCAAATCTGCCCTAGGTTTTAGGACTTCCTCTGCCCACTTCTTTAGTTCGCTTGCAGAAATCGTCCAAGTAGAAACATTCTCTCTTCGTGGCTGAAAGATTGACATACTGACTTCCTTTATGTCATATAGGCTCTCATAAATTGCCAGTGCTCCAAGTGCATAGCATTTCATTTGTGAATTGTCATATGCATCTACTAAAACTCCCTGTCCATACTTAAAGTCAATAATGGAAAGCGTATCATCTGAAACGATCATGCAGTCGGCAGTTCCAAATCCATCTGGAACATACTCTGAAAAATCCACTTTCTGTTCAATCAAAATAGCCGGATCCTTACATTTCTGCTTGGCTATTTCTAACTGCTCCAAAACAAAATCCACATAGGCATCAGTACATTCTTGCATTTCGTCTGAGTCATAATCGGATACAGGTCGTTTACTTCGCATCTTCAATGCCTTTTTCAGCTTATGTTCACAAAAAGCATGTGCTGCCGTTCCTTCCTCGGCTGCTGCTGAACTGGTATTTTCAAACTCCAGCTCAAGCACAGCACTTGGTGTACAGTTAAGCCATCTATGGGAACTTGATGGAGATAAAATTGCATGTTTAGTCAATTTTGATTTCCTCCGCTTCCTTTAGTAGCTGACTATAATTTTCCTTTGGTACATCAGATAACTTCGTTCCGCCAAACTTTACAATCAGTTCTTTAACCTCTACAGTTTTCCCATGTTGACTTAGTTTTGCAAGCACTGCCCTTACATCTTCAAGGTTAAGTTTTTTTGCCTCCGGCAAAGCATTTACTTGCTGTGTCTCGATTACTTTCGCATCCGCCTGAATAATAGAAGTGTCTTTATAGGTAATTGCAATTGACTCTACTACATCAGCCAATGACCTCAGTAATTTTGACGCATCCATCATTAAGTCATATTTTTGTTTCGTATTCACTATCTCTCACCTCCTTCATTTTGAATGGAAATCTCATCGATCCTATTGCTTGGAATAAAAACCATAATGTCTGATTTCTTTCCAAGAAAGAATCTGATAAATCTTTCCCTTAGCTTAATGGTCTTGCAATTTGCATATCCATCTGCTTTTGGTTCTTTTGAAACACTGATTAGAAGTTTATGTTTCATTTTTCTACCTCCGTTTCTGAAGGACTTTTCTTTTGCCCTTCTATTAGGTAGCCTTGGGAGAAGGTAAAATCTGACGGTATTTATAAAAAATTTCAAAAAAATAATGCCTACCCTAGATTTCTCTAAAGTAGGCATTGTTTGTCATTAGTTATAAGAGTTCATTTACTCGTCTTTGTACTGCGTTATAGTCATATCCAGCTCTTTCAAGTCTATTTTTTCGATCCTGTCCATTTCCCCAATTTCCTGCAATTACCTCTCTTGCTAAGGTATCAACACTCTTTGATGGAGCACTTGCTACCGGATAAAGAGATCTACCATTTGCATCATAGACAGCATATCCTGGATTTGCATTGACACACTTTTTAGCATTTTCTAAATTCTTAAATGCTCCTTTCTGGCTTTTTACATCAGACCAGGATTTTCTAACTCTATATAGTCCACCTGTTGGTTTGCTAACAGTCTTATTGCATCTTAGTCTTTTATTTACTTCATTTGCTATATATGGAAACTTGCTGCCAAGATATGGACCAGGACAGTTAGTACTTTTATACCATTCGTGTTTTTGAAGAACACCATCCTTACCTCCAGTATAGGTACAAGGATAGATTCCATTTCTTCTACAGATGTCTGTTACTAAATCAATTAGTCTATTTAAAACGTAATCAGAAACTAACCACTGAGGTCCTCTCGTAGAGTTCCCTACTTCAATTGTTACTGCTCTATTATCACACCAGGAAGATGAGGTTGTCCAGGCTCTGTTAGATTCATCAACCCCTAAAACAATTACTCCATCGGATCCTAAGTTATAGTTAGCTGATGCTCGTCTTGACCTTGGCACAAATACTCCAGCAAGATTTCTACCATTTATAACTCCAGCTGCATGGTGGATAGCTATTTTAGTAATCTTTTGATTCCTTCTTCCACTATGGTTAGGTGAGAGAATTGTTGCTTGTACTAATGGACTGTTGCTCATTTATTTTTCCTCCTTGAATTGTTTTAAAATCGCCTTTAGTTTTTCTGGTACTGGCAAGCCTAAAGCTACAGAGTTTTCTAAGATAGAAAGTCCCTCATTTGCTATATAAAAAAAGATGATGGCTGTTCTTATCATTGTTCCATCACCTTTAATTAAATTTACATCACATAGGTTTGCTATTCCTACAACTATAAAAATCATAATCTTTTTAGCTATCCCTTTAAATCCTATGGATGAGGATAGTTTTCTTTCCACTCCTGCTCTTAAAACACCTGTCAAATAGTCAGCTATTACAAAAGCAAGTAGTGTGTAGATAAAAGCATCTACACTTCCAAGATAAAATCCCAACCATCCTCCAATGGCTGTAAAGCATACTTTTAATATTTCTAAAAACTTATTCATTTTATTCCTCCTCTGTTAGTGTGTAAGTTATTTTCATTGTCTTATCTGCCGTTTTTAATATTGGGCTTGAAAGGTTATTAATTGTTCCAAGATATTGCGTTTGAAGGAATAGAAGTTTATAAAGAGTATAATTTCCATAGCCTGCATCGGTATCGTAACCAATCATAAATGGACCAATATTAATTAAAGGTGTAGTTAAAAACTTCATATCAACATTAGCTGTATAAATAACATTGTCATTTTTATCAATTAAAAACTGTCTGGTTGCTACATAATCTCCATATTTGTAAAAATACTGATTTGTATATTCTCCTCTTAGAATATCAACTTCATTTTCAAGATTAATCAATGTAATGTCCACTGGATTATTAATATTTATTTTATAAACACCATTTTTTTTGTAATTTAAACAATACAAATATTTACCTCTAACCACACTTCCTATCGTCCTGTAATGGCTTTCATTTTCAGAACTTGGATATCTACCTATACTTTGCAGTTGTACATTTTCTAACACCCACTTATCTTCTGTAAATGAAAAATCTTCCTTCTTAATCTTTATTGTATATATTTCAGCATTTCCCCTGCTGTTCGTTTCCCCTTCCGTTGAAAATCCATACCAATATCCATCTTCCCCATCATGGAAGGAACAGTTAATGCTATATCTACTTGGGAAAAATTTTTCAGGTTTAATATAATTTACTTCAACATCTTGTGTAGGCATACCTAAAATCGTATCATTAAGTCCTATATTGAAAAATGACTCTTTAATTTTAGCTATTTGAATTTGTCTATCGGGCATAGGCCAAATAGAATAAAAACTTTGGTCTTTTAAGTTTACTTCAACAAGACCTGCATAATAAGATAGAACAGCTTTGTCCGTTTTTGTACTAACCTTGTTTAACATAAGAATTCCAGATTCTCTGTCATAAGAGTTCCCATAAAAGCTTTTGCCTCCTCTATAATGAGTTAAAGCTAAGGATGAAATCCTTCCATTTCCTTGTGAAGTTGAAAAGTCCCATACAAATTTATATCCTCTATCTATTGGTTTGGATTCCGTCAAGTTCGCAGATCCTCTTTTGGAATTGTCAGTATCATTAACATCATTTGATGCATAACCAATAATTGGATTGTCTGAAGGTGCAATTATTTTATTTGGATCCTCCTCCAAGGGATTTTCAAATAATAATATTCCACCATAACATTTATTAGCTATGGGAAATATTTCATCTTTAAACTGAACTGTTCCATTATCTAATGGATACATAAGACCCGATGGATTCAGTCTTAATAAATCTGGGACTGCATTAGTTATTAAGTTTTCATCTTCATATATCTCTTTCTTATTTGTCCTCACATCAGTTAGTTCAATAACTGATTTACCTTTTAGCATTTCCTTCCTCCTTATCTTTAAATTCTGTAGTAATTTCTTCCTTATATTTTCCAAGCATTAATCCTTGATATTTGAATCTTCCTACCTTTTCATTAAATATAATCGGTGTTGGTATTTGTCTTTCTACTTTGTAGTCTGCTTTAAGTTTCCTAAGCAAGAATGAATGACTAAGTTCTATTCTCTTCCAAGACTCATCAATCTTAAGCTTTCCATCCCAAGCCTCTGTAGAACCTAGAGATTGACCAGATATAGCTGCGATAGCATTATCTTTTCCAATCATTGCTTGACCAGACTCAAGCCTAATTAATACCGAGAAGTTGTTCATCGTCTTTTCCTGAAGTTTAGTTAACGGATAAAAAAGATTTAAAATATGGTCACCACTTAAGTAGGTTTCTTTTGGAATATGATGTTCTATTTTCGTATCATTAAAAACATAAGTAACAACTAGCCTTGTTGGTATTTCTATATTTTCAATGAAATCAAGTTCTTCTACTTCTTCTTTTTCTTCAAACTTTGGAGGATCATAGGATTTTCCATCATTATTTAAAACCTCTACTTGTTTCTTAACCTTTCTTGATATCTTTCTAGTTTTTTCTTCAGTATCACAGATGATATTTAACAAGATAGATGCATTAAAAATTGCCTCCGTTTCTTTATTGGAGGCAAATTCTATACGAATTATCGGCGTGTCTGTTGTGGAAAGATTAAAAGCAGAGTAATTTGAGTAAGCATGAACTACTAACTTTTCAGATTCAATTTGATTTAACAGTCCTACTATATTCTTATCATTCTTACTCTTAGCTTTAGATAAATAGGGATTTTTTCCTACACCAAGAATTCTATGCTTGCTATTTATTTTATATTCTATGTCAGTGATAAGTCCTTCAATCTTTTCTTCTTCATAAGAAATAGCTATTCTGTCTCCTACATCAAGACTTGGGTCTCCTATTGTTACCATATCAAAAGGTGTGTGATGAATTTTGCAAATTTCAGTAAGAAGTGCCTCACACATCCTTTTTCTTTTTTCTGGAAGTCCTAACTGCATCAGTGGATTTATCCCAAGATTCATAGTTAGTCCATCATCATTTTCTAAAGAGTAATATTCAGCTATTTTAGTCTTGGCATTTGTTGAGTTGATGGCTGTATATCTTGTCTTAAAATCTGATATTGATGAAGAAAATCTTTCTCTTGTTTTAATTTCAGTTGATATGCTTTCTGCATACTTCTTTAAAACCAACTTACCATCACGAGAAACCCCAGCAAAAGCACCAAGAGTCGATGCTATATAGTGAATAAAGTCCCTGTAGGTTTCTATATCATGGTCTTGATAAATTGCTAAAACTTCCTCACCATTTACAAAAGTTCTTACCTCATCTTCTGTCATACCTAATTCTACCTTACACTTCTCACATGAAAGACTTAGTAGTTCAAAGGCTGTGCCAAAGGTATCTGTAACTGGGAAGTTCTTATCAAACCTAAGCATATAATCATAGCCTTTTAATTCTAAAATCTTCTTAGACCTATTTGCCTCAGTAACATCAAATATTCCCATTGGTATAGTTTCTATCTTTTTATTTTCTAGTTCTTGATTATAAAAAAGTTCTAGCTTTGAATCCTCTAGAGAATACCTATCTATATTTGAAAAAAGGCTAATTCCAAACTCTCCAGCATAAACTGTCCCTATTTCAAGTTCAGAAGATCCAGAGCATGAACGATGAATGTATCCAGACCCTTTAAGAATATCTTTATTGGTAAATGGAATGATTGTTTCATCTTTTAAGATGATATTTCCCGTCCAGTAAAATTTACGAGAATTCTTTTTGATTGCTTTTTTATATTCATTGCTTATTGGATACATCAATACTCCTCCAATGAAAAAGATACTTCCCACAATCCCTTATAAGAAGTATCTTTTATTAATTTGACTTGAAACTTGTCTATATACATTTGTGTCTCTTTAAGTTCCAATGTTTCTGTATCTAAGAATTTAACTTTAAGGTTAGACTTGTTAGTAAGACTACTCAATCTCTTTACAAGCTTAGGACTACAAGAAAAACTTACAGAAATACTCGCTACTTTATTTCTAACAATATCCCTCTGAATTGTACCTGCCTCTGTTTCTCCTCCAGTATCTGCCTCAATATCTCTAAACTCCAAATCATAAGAATTTGGTAGTGGTAGGTCTACTCCTTCAATAATTAAATATGATTGATATTTCATTACCTTCCTCCACTTCTTAAATTCTTACGCATAGATGCATTAACAATAACTTCATCAAGGAGTGTGCCTCCAAGATAAACTGGGATAACTATATCTCCAGTATTTTCTGATTTTAAATTAATGTTTGCAAGTGCATCGGATATTTGTCTTCCTATATCAATTCCATTTATAGCTGATTCTTTATCATGTCCACCTATGCCAACAGCTGATATATTTGGGCTTAAAACCAAATCACTTGCGACATTTTTCATTGAAGATTGTACTAATCTTCTGCTCTTTTCTATCCCCTTAGATAGACCTTCCATGAAGTCTGGCATCCAAGATTCATAGTCGGTAAGTGGGCCAACATCTGGAACAGAGAAGTGCAGGTAGGACCTAATAGTTGATGCTACATTAGAAACAGCAGATGTCACATTGCTAATTGCACTTCTAATCCCTCTAGCAATTCCGTTAATCATATCAGCTCCCCATGTATAGGCTTGTGATGCCAAATTCTTAATGTGATTAACTGCATTATTAAATCCATTTCTAATAGTGGACTGAATATTTGACATGGTCGATGAAATGCTTGATCTCATAGAATTAAAGGCAGACGATACGGCTGACTTCGCAGTATTTACTGCAGAGGAAATAGTCGACTTTATGGAGTTCCAAGCAGATGAAACTAAGGACTTAATGTTATTCATTGTTGATGAGATAAAGGTCTTTATCCCATTCCAGATTGATTCAAGGACTGTCTTAATAGAAGTCAAGATAGTCTCAATTGTTGTTTTTATGTTTGTCCAGGATGTAGAAATAAATTCTCCAATAGCAGTAATGACTGTTGTTAAAAATTCTTTTAGTCCATTCCAAATAGTCTCTACTTTTACTTTGATTGCATCAAGAACTGTTGAAATTAAAGTCTTAATACCTTCCCAAGTAGTTCTGATAAACTCACCAACTGCTGTAAATATTTCTGTAGTTGTAGTTGAAATAGCTGTCCATATATTGGTAAAAGTAGTTTGAATTCCCGTCCAGAGGCTTGTAAAGAATTCTCCTAAACTTTGCCATAAACTCTTGGCTCCCTCGATAAAGGTATTCCAAGATTCAGTTAGAAAAGTTGTTATAGATGTCCAGATAGTATTCCAGCCTTCAGAAAGTCCATTCCATAGATTGGCGAAGAAGTCCTTGATGCCGTTCCAAGTATTCTTCACTCTTTCAATAAATCCAGTCCAAAATTCTGATAGAAAACTTGTGATTTCAGTCCAGGTACTTGTCCATGAATCAGATATCCCCTGCCATAAGTTTACGAAGAATTCTTTTATTCCATTCCAAATGGCAACAGTTGATTCCTTAATAGTTTCCCATATGGAGATGACCCCTTCTCTAAACCAGTCGCACTTCTTCCATAAAAGAACAAGACCAGCTATTACTGCACCAATAGCAATAGGAACAATACCTATGGCTGATACTACTGCAGTGATTGCTGGTATAAGTGTACCTGTAAAGATTCCAACTATCTTAGTTATTCCTCCTACTATTAGAGGACCTTTAGTCATAATAGTTCCTATTGACCAGATAAGTTTTCCTACAATCATTAGTACAGGACCAAGAGCAGCTATGAAAAGACCGATACCTGCAATAATGCCTTTTACTGGACCTGGAAGTGCATTAAGTCCATTTACCAGTTTTGTTAATATATCTACTGCTTTTCTAACAGCAGGCATTAAAAGTTCTCCAAAGGATATGGCTAATTCTTCTAAGGCAGATTGTAGGATTTTTAATTGACCAGCTAGGTTATCCTGCATAGTAGCAGCCATTTTTTCTGCTGTTCCATCTGCGTTATATATGGCATCACTTAAACTGTTATAGTCTTTTTCACTGGCATTTATAATTGCCAGCATTCCAGACATGGCATTTTTACCAAATATCATGGATGCTGCTTGTGCTTTTTGAGTTCCATCTAAATTAGCAAAGGCTACCCTAAAGGTGCTTAGAGTCTCATCAAGTGAAAGTCCCTGCACATCTTCAATAGATAAGCCTAACATAGACATTCCGTTAATAACTTCTTTAGTTGGTGATGCGAGTCTTGTTAGTCCAGACCTTAAAGCTGTCCCTGCTTGTGAACCCTTTATTCCTGCGTTAGCCATTAAACCTATAGCCACTGCTGTATCTTCAACTGAATATCCAAGTGTCCCAGCAATAGGTGCAGCATATTTGAAGGTTTCACCCATTAATGAAACATTGGTATTGGCATTAGATGATGCAGCAGCAAGAACATCAGCAAAGTGAGAAGAATCTTCTGCTTTTAAACCAAAGGCTGTAAGGGCATCTGTTACGATATCTGAAGTAGTAGCTAAGTCCTCACCACTAGCTGCAGCAAGGTTCATGACTCCTTCAATACCACTAATCATATCTTTACTTTTCCAACCAGCCATAGCCATGTAGTTCATAGCCTCTGCCGCTTCAGATGCTGAGAACTTGGTCTTGGCTCCCATTTCACGGGCCTTTTCCCTTAGGGCATCAAAGTCGGACCCTGTTGCACCAGATACTGCTTTTACCTTTGACATACCAGAATCAAAATCTGATGCAGTCTTTACAGCCGCTGCCCCAAGACCTGCTACTGCAAGAGATACTGGCATCATTTTTCTTCCTACATTTTCTATATTTTGCCCTGTGTTTTGCCATTTTTCTCCAGTAATAGCTATGTTTTGCAGAGTTTGATTAGTGGTTGCCCCTTGCCTTTCTAAAGATTTAAGAGCTTGTTCTGTTTCAATAATCTCTCGTTTAAGGGCATCATATTGCTCTTGGGAAATCTTACCTTCTGCAAGAGCCTGTTCAGCTTGTTTTTGTGCCTCTTTTAATGATGTTAGCTTATTCTTTGTCTCTTCTAATGTCTGTCCTAATAGTTTATGCTTTTGTGAGATGAGTTCAGTGTTGCCAGGATCAAGTTTAAGAAGTTTGTTGACATCACGAAGTTCTGATTGGGTATGTTTTATCTCCGTATTAACTTGTTTTAGTGCGGTCTGTAATTTGGTAGTATCCCCACCAATCTCAACAGTTATCCCTTTTATTCTATTTGCCAATATCTCACCTCCTTAATTTTGAGCATCAAAAAAGCACCTACCCTTTTGATAGATGCTAAAAATTAATATTCACTGTAAATATCATCGTCAGTGTAAAACCAAAATTCTAATTCATCATTAATTGCCTTAATAATATCTGCTTGATTTATTTTGTCTTTTTTGTTTTTTCTTCCGCCAATAATAAAAAAGATATTTCCCTCATCAAAGTTTACTTCTTTTTTTTCAATTGAAGAATCTATAGCCAGTAATGTTGAATCTTTTTGATTGTAATATATTCTTACCGTGTCGGGAGACTTATTATATTTTCTAACAGCCTCTTCTCTGTCACTTTTTGGAATTTCGTTGATATTGATTTTTGGACTTCGACCTTTGTTTTTCTTTTTACCCACAGTATCACCTCTGTTACAGTAATTATACCATAAGTAGATTAAAATTTATCAAAGTCTTCTTGTGTGGCTACTTCCTTGTATTTATATTCATCGTTATTCTTTTCTGTGAACATATCATTTACAAGTCCAATTGTTAATAGGGATAAATCAGAAACAGAAAGACCAAGCTCCACTGCCCTTAATAGGAATAAGGGTGTAGTCATTGGTCTTTCTGTTGGTCTTACTTTTTTTTAGGAACTTCTTCCGATTTTATATTAAGCCCCCATAATTCAATTAGCTGTGGCAGAATTTGGTAAATTGAAAAGGTTGAGAAATTATCCAACCATTCTTCTGGACTATCTGGCACAGTTTTGTCTCCATGCTTGGCCATTACATAGGCTATATTTTCAAATAGTTCTAATGAACCTATGTCAAGATTAGATTTATCTTCATCATTTTTCTTCATGGACTTTTCTAGTTCCATTAAGTCTTTAAAGATATCCCTTCCAAATTTAAGCCTATAGATTCTTGGGATAGCTGCTGATGCACGGAAAACAACATCTTGTCCATCAATTTGAATTTTCTTTGTTAGTGCCATATTTATTTACCTCCAACACTTGCTCTTGAAGGTGTTACTGTAGTTTCTGTTGGCATATAGACTGACTTATACCAACCATCGTAAGTTTCCTTCGTAGTTTCTTCACCTGTTCTAGCCTTTACATTTCCATTTGGAAGTGGTCTTGCTTGGATAGATAAGGTTTCTGGTTGAACTTCTCTTGATTCTTCATTAGTTTCTCCTTCGAGAGTAGGTCTTGCTGCTGAACAGTTATACATGACGTGACGGATTTTCTTTTGGTCTCCATCAAACTCAAATAACAGTGCAAAGTTTGCAGTTTCAGAGTTTGAAGACTCAATTAGAACTTTATTGGAGTCTGATTTTTCCATCAAAACATCAGTCCTAAAGGATTCTGGAATAAGAGCGATTTCTAAATCTCCATCATATCCCATATTGTTTGAAATAGTGTAGTATTCAATTCCATCTGCATAAAAACTTTCAGGCTCTCCATTTGGATCTAATGAAATTGAAACAGCACCAGGCATTGGAACTGGTGTCTTATATTTAATAACGCCCTCTTCGGTTTTATCAAAAAGAGCGTAATGTACATTACAAATATTAAATTTAACTTTATTAGCCATTTTTTACCTCCATAGTAAATTCATAGAGAACCTCATAGAATCTCTCTGATTCAATCCAAACTTCAGATTTTTCATAATAGATTTTTTCCCTATCAAGTATCTCTTCTATTTTTTCTTCTAATTTTAAATCTTTCTTATCCGTGTAAAGTTCTAAGTCTATTTGGGTGTTTTTATAGAAAACTACTCCATCTGCACCAAAGTGTTTATTCTTTGGAAATAGATAAACCAAAAATGGTGGTTCTGGACTTTCTCCTTCAGCAAAGTGCGAGTATGCAAATGAAAGTCCTATATCTTCAATTATTTTTAATAGCCTATCCATCTTGTAATTTCCTCATTATATTTTCTTCCAATTCTTTGATTCCTTTCTCCTCAGCTGGTCCAATATGAGGCTTAGCAGATACTCTTCCTCCTTGTCTTAGAACATGGCCTTTCTCAAGTAGATGAGCCAGCTGGTATCTATTTCTTGAGTGAACTACAAGTTCTATTGAGTTCGAAGTTTCTTTCATAGTTTTTACAGACCAAGATTTAGAATATTTCTTTGTTTCTCCTACAGGTGCATTTTCTTGTATGTCTTTTCTAATATTGCTACCAGCTTTTTTTACTTCCTTTTTGACTTCATCCGTAGCCATATCAGAATATTCTTCTAAGCCTTTCATTATTTCACTGGCGAGGTTTTCAATTTTTACATTCATCTACTCACCTTCCTACATCTAAACTTTATAAGTCTATTTTCATAGTTCATAAAGTCAATTGAGATGATATTGTACTTTTCATCCTCAAATAAAATTCTGTACTCTGAAGTATTAATATTCTTCAGCCTATTTTGAAATCTTACAGTAAAAGAAATGTCTGACCTGTCTACTTCCATCCCAAGAAAAACTTCTTCTCCTTTACCTTGAAAAGATATATAGGCTGAAGTTTCTAGATAATCTGTCCATACTGATTTATGGTTACCTATCTCATCAACTTCCACAGCTTTATTTTGAAAGGTTATTTTTCTATTTAAATCCGATATCTTCATTAGAATTCAGCCTTTCTCATTCCAAATAATAAAGCCCTTAGAGTTAAGTTTAATTCAGCATAATCTGCCTCTTCTCTATGCTCATAAAGATAAGCGATCATATAGAGGACGGCTATCTTTCCATTTGGATTTTTAGAAAGTTCTTCTTCACTATCAACCCTGGCTACATCCATGGAGTGCTTTATTGATGATTGGATGAGAGAATTAATCATCTCATCCTCATCATCAAAATCCACCCTTAAATATGATTTTGCCTCCTCAAGAGTAATCATAATCTACTCCTTAGGCAGTAGCACCAATTTTTAAAAGTTTAACTGCTTCTCTTAAAACTAAAATTCCATCTACTCTTTCTTTACCTAAGAAACCAACCATGCCATTACCAGCAAATAGTTCCTTTAAGTCTTGGAAAGATCTATTTCCCCTATCTCCAATCTTGTAATATGAAAAATCGCCAAAGGCTACTGCAAGTTTTCCTTTATCAGCTTTTGGTGCAAAGGCAGATGTATAAGCAGGATATCCTAAAAGTCTATCTGGTTCTCCATCTTTAAGAGATGGTTGCCAAATATATGCACCATTAACATCTTTAAGCTTTCTAATCTGAGCAACTGTTGCATCATTTAAAATGAAAGCTGCTTTCTTTCTATAAGGTCTGTCTAATGAGTAAACTAAATCAATTAGTTCATCCGCATTAATTGTTTGAGCCTTTGTTGTCACACCAAGTTCTCCACCCTTTTTAGAGTCAAAAATTCCTGTAGGCTTATTTACTCCATCGCCATTTAAGAAAGCGTCCTCTTCAGCATTTGCTAGTGCTCTAGTAAATTCTTCAGTGATGTATTTTTCTAAATTAAAGGCTGCATCATAGAGAAGTTCTTCAGTTACTTTAATACCAACATGAAGTTTGTGTGCATCAAGAGATACTTGGTCGAATGTACCATCTCCAAAGGTAAGTTGACCACCTTCTTCTACCCATAGAGCAGCAGGCTTTGTAGCTGCGATATTAATTTTATGAAGTCCAGAAGTTTGAACTTTAGTAGCTAGTTTTCTTACAATATTTTCATCTTCAAGACCATTTACAATATCTACTTCCATTTCTTCTGGAACTAAATATCCACCACTTTCATCTGTACCTACTTTTAATTCATTTGAAATATCTCTAAAGTTAGTTCTTAGTGCTTTCATCATAGATTTCTTATAGACATTTCTTGCTCTCATTGGCTTTTCTTCTTCATTAAAAGTAGCAGGTTCATTTGTTAGTGCTTGAGTAGTAGGTTTTTCTAAGGATTTATCCATTTCTTCTTCCCTCTTCTTTCTTTCAATTTCACGAGTATAATTCTCGATAGTTCTCTCCATCTCTTCATATGTCTTAAAGTCTTCATCAGACATTAGACCCTTTTCATCTTTCTTAGATTCAGCAAATGCCTTTGCCTCATCCCAAGCTTTAGTTCTCTTTTCCATTAGATCTTTTAAGTTCATATCTTTACCTCCAAGTGTTTTTAATTTTGTTTAATCTTTCTTCTACTTCACTAATTGAGTGAGTCTTTACTTCTTTATTTATCTTTGTTAAGAGTGAGTTTGTAACTGCTCGCCTTGAAAAGACCATGTTCGTAACTTTTTCATCTTTTCTTTTATCAGTGAGAGTTCCGTCACAAAAGCCCATCTCAATAGCCTTGTTCTTATCAAACCAAGTCTCTCCATCCATTAGATTAGAAATCTCTTCTCTGGATAAACCTGTCTTAATCTCATAGGCATTGATGATTGATTCCTTTACTTCCTTTAACATGTCTATAGCTTTTTGCATTTCTTTTGAGTCACCAATGGCTACAGTTAAAGGATTATGAATCATCATTAATGAAGTAGGACTCATCAACACTTCAGTTCCTGCCATTGCAATAACAGACGCAGCGGATGCTACAAGCCCATCAATCTTAATGGTCACATTTCCCTTGTGCTCTAAAAGCATGGTGTAAATTCTCGATGCAGCTATACAGTCTCCACCAGGGGAGTTGATCCACACAGTTATATCTCCACTTTTGTTTTTTAATTCTTCAAAAAAGAGCCTTGGAGTGATTTCATCATCAAACCAAGACTCTTCTGCAATAACTCCATCTATATAGAGTTCATTTGAATCCTTTTTCCAATTCCAAAATATTTTATTATTCTTCATTAGGATTTATTTCTTCTCCTTTCTGCTGATAAAAACTACCTGCCTTATCAAGCGGTAGCATATTTCCATTTACAAGGTATAGGTCACCACCTTCTTCAGCCGATATCCTATCTAGGTTTTCTAATTCTCTTATGTCATTTGCACTCATCCAGCCATTTTGTCTTCCTACAGCATATCCATTCATCCTTGATTCATAGTCTCCCCTCAGAAGTCCATCAAGGTTGAATTTAATAAAGTAAGATTCCTTTTCTTTCTTTGTTAATAGTGATCTTTCTAAAGATTGCTCCCAACGAACAATCCAAGGATCGAGAGTATATTTAACAAATTCAAGTGACTGCTGTTCTATATTTGAAAATGACGACTTCTCCAAGTCTCCAATCATATGAGGTGGTATTCTAAATATCCTTGCTATCTCATTTAACTGAAACTTTCTTGTTTCCAAAAACTGGGCTTCACTTGGCGCAATAGCAATCGGTTGGTATTTCATCCCTTCTTCAAGTACAGCCACTTTGTTGGCGTTCTTAGGCCCTTGAAAGGCTGCATTCCATGACTCCCTTACTCTCTCTGGATCTTTAATTATGCCTGGATGTTCTAAAACCCCACCTGGTTGTGCTCCATTTTGAAAGAAAGATGCACCATAATCTTCACAAGCCATAGCCATACCAATTGCATTCTTGGCCATTGTAATTGGCGAGTAACCAATAAGACCATCAAAACCAAGTCCAGGTATATGAAGAACATCTTCTTTTAAAAGATAAACTTCTTCTGATTTATAATTGTATTTATAAAAGATTTCTCCATCTTCACTTCTCATAACAGTCATTTTGTTTGGCATTAATGGATAAAGTCCAATTACCTCATTTCTCCCATTACGAATTATCTGAGCATAAGCATTGCCCCAAAGTAGAAGATGTGTCATTAGTGTTTCCCTAAATACAAAGGAAGTCATTTCAGTATTTGGCTCATCGTGTAAAAGAAAATATATGGCATGGTCTTTTGCTTTTTCCTTTGAGTTTGAATCTCCTCTTTTATATAGATGAAGAGGAAGTCCTGCTAATGTTTCAGCTAAAACTCTTACACAGGAATAAACGGCTGTCATCTGCATGGCAGTAAATTCGTTAACATTCCTTCCTGCTGTTGTTCTCCCAAATAAAAAAGACGATGAAGATATCCTCTCCCCGTCTTTAGGTTTGTCTCTCGACTTGAATATTAAATTTAGTATGTTTATATTACCACCTTCTTAAAACTAATCAAAAAATTTATATGCTGGATATTATTTATACAATTATATTTCAACGGGAATAATAGCAAATCCTAAAGATTTAGCCCTTTTTAAGAATATATTTATATTGTCACGTCCCCATTGAGTACAGATTACAAATTCTTGATCATCTAAATGTAAAATATCTTCATTATTCATGAAAAATCTTTTGTCTGGATCTTTGTATCTTTCAATAACATCTTCTTTAGCCCTAATAACTCCTAAAGAACCTTGTAAACTCTTATCAAAAGCTTTTAATAGTTCTTTATATTTTAAATTAGGATTGTTTCGTACATAATCTTTTACAACTTGCAATACCAGTGCATTCTTTAGATAAATAGCTCCATTATAAAGATATCTAGTCTTATCTTTCTCACCACTCTTATCATCAGCCTTATCATCGACATTATTTTTAAGGTCTTTCAACTTTTTTACTTCTTCTTCTAAAGAACATACTCTTTCCACTAGATTTAAAAGCGTTTTTTCATAATTATTCATAATTTCATCTCCTTTATTTCATTATATCATTTTTCGCTTTGTTATCAAGTGTTATTTTGTGTTATTTTGTGTTATTTTAAAAGACAATCAATCCTCTATCATCATAAACAGATTCACTTGTATCATTGCCACATCTTATAGCTCTATCAAGGGCCATAATTGTAGCTATAACTCCATCTATCTTTTCTGTGGATTTTTCCTTATCTGCTTTGATATTTCCAGCAGGGTCTGTTCGTATGAAAATATTGTCCATCATCCACCTTAGAACTGGATGGCCTCCATGGGCTATTTTTCTTTCAAGGGTAAGTTTCATTAATTCTTTTGTTGGCGGAGACATGTCTTTAAATCCTTGACCAAAAGGAACAACTGTAAATCCCATGCCTTCTAAGTTTTGTACCATCTGGACTGCTCCCCATCTGTCAAAGGCAATTTCTCTAATGTTATATATCTCACCTAAGTTTTCTATAAATTTTTCTATAAATCCATAGTGAACTACATTTCCTTCTGTAGTTTGAATGTAGCCTTGTTTTTTCCATAGGTCATAGTTTACATGGTCTCTTTTTACTCTTAGGTCGAGGTTATCTTCTGGCAACCAAAAGTAGGGTAATATTTGATATTTATCATCTTCGTCTATTGGAGGAAATACTAAAACAAAGGCTGTAATATCCGTTGTAGATGATAGGTCAAGTCCACCATAACAAACTCTGCCTTTTAGTTCTTCTTCATTAACAGTAAAATTACATAAATCCCATTTTTCCATAGGCATCCACCTGATTGCTTGTTTGACCCACTGATTTAATCTTAGTTGCCTAAAGGCATTTTCTTCAGTTGGGTTTTGCTTAGCCGATTCACAAGCTTGTCTTACTTTTTCTATAGGAACTGTAATTCCAAGAGACGGATTTGCCTTATGCCATACTTTTTCATCTGTCCAATCATCTTCTCTGTCAGCTCCATAAATAACAGGATAAAAAGTTGGATCAGTTTTTCTTCCTTCAAGTATGTCCACTGCCTTTTGATGCGTCTCGTAGCAGATTGATTTCGTATCTGTTCCTGCAGTTGTAATAAGAAAATATAGGGGTTGCGTTCTTGCATCTCCTGAACCTTTTGTCATAACATCAAAAAGTTTTCTGTTTGGCTGAGTGTGAAGTTCGTCAAATACTACACCGTGAATATTAAATCCATGCTTAGAATAGGCCTCTGCAGATAAAACTTGATAGAAAGAATTGGTCGGCTTATATATCATCCTCTTTTGAGATGCTAAAATCTTTACTCTTTTAGATAGGGCTGGACTCATTCTTACCATATCAGCTGCAACATCAAAAACTATAGTTGCTTGTTGTCTATCAGCAGCACATCCATAAACTTCTGCTCTTTCTTCTCCATCACCACAAGTAAGGAGGAGTGCTACGGCAGCAGCAAGTTCAGATTTTCCCATCTTCTTTGGTATTTCAATATAGGCTGTATTAAATTGCCTGTATCCAGTTTCTTTTACAATGCCAAACAAATCTCTAATGATTTCTTCTTGCCAGCCAATAAGCTTGAAGTCTTTACCTGCCCATCTACCTTTTGTGTGTTTCAGACATTCTATAAAAGTGACAGCATAGTCAGCTTTGTTTTTATCATATCGTGAACTTTCAAGCATAAATTTACTTGGTTTATATTTCATTTGACCTCCTTCCTTTTAAAATAGGCATAAAAAATACTAGCTGTTAGCTAGTTCACTACGAGAAAAAGAGCCTTCGCTCAATTTCTTGATTTCTAATTATTTCGTTTTCCTAATTCATAGGCCTCTTTTAACATTTCTTTTAATGACCATACTGAAACTTCTAAAAAGTCTTCTGAATCATTGTTTCTTTTTTCTAAATCTCCTCTTTCTTCTATTGCATAGGAATGTTTCTTGGCAATTCCTAAAAGTGCTTGATCTCTTTTTTCATTAATTCTTTTGGTGGCCTCTAAAAAGCATTGCCTTTTCGATTCTTGGTTTGTCATTTATCTCACTCCTCTTTTCTTATTCTTTTGAATATTGTCTATAAAGTCATCAAACCATTTCGCTCCAATCTCAAGCCTTATAATTGGAAGTCTTCCTAACTTGTTGTACTTTAAACTTACTATCCTTAAATCTTCAGAAAGGCTAGTTCCATAAAATTCGTTAATTGTTTTTCCCATTGTGATATAGATGGTCTGCAAAGACACAAGGTACTTCTTTTATACCTTCTTCCTTCGCTGCCATAATTCTTCCATGACCTGCAATAACTCCGTAGTCTTTATCAATAATTACAGGATTTATAAAACCAAACTCTCGAATTGATGATCGTAGTTTATTAATCTGGTCTTGTGAGTGAGTTCTTGCATTATTTACATAGGGTACAAGTTTTTCAATATCAACTAATTTCATTTCTTTGGTTGTAATCATATAAGCCCCCACTTAGCAAATTCCTCAAAACCACCAATAGAGTTAATGTAGTTTCTAGCAATTTCTACAATTTCAGAATATGGTCTACCATCAACAGTTTCATCTCCGATTGCACAGGATAATTCAATCTCTCTATTTTCCTCTTGTGCCTTTAGGTGGGCATAAATATTAATCGATACATCAGCCTTGGATATATCTTTACCATGAAGACCTCCACCAGTTACTGCTCTTCCCATGTCAGAGCCGAGTTTTCTATTAGTCGCTCCAGTATCAACATTGTATCCCCCAGTCCAATCCCCCAATGGATTTACAATTGCTCTTGGATAAATTGATTTTAAGATTTCTGTAGATACATTTGACTGGCAGATGATGAGTTTATCTCCATCAAGAATGTATTTACCATCATAAGGATAATTAGAATAGATTTCACGAGCAATTAAAGATAGTTTCTTTTCTTCTTCAGATGTAGGTACTCCCTTAAAGATTCCATTGTCACCACATCTTATCTTTTCTTTTTGATTCTCAGAAAGGTGGATATCCTGTTCTACAATTTTTATATCTGATATGACATTTCCTGCTATTCTCTTAATTACTGTTTCAATTTCTTTTTTATTTAGATTACAATCCGTTTCAATAATGACATGGCAATTTCCATGCCCTAGCAATACTTCAACTGCTATTTTAGGATTGTCCTTTTCTTTATATGCTAAATCTACAATTGCACCAGCTATGCAATCTGCTATTTTATCTGGATGCTTTGGATTTACTTTTTCAAACATTTTCTTCCTCTCTTTCTTTAAATAATGAAAATGTACTCGTGCCCAACGATATAAACAAAGAAATCTCTGATTTCGTCTTGTTTCATCGGAAGGGTGCAATACAATTACCTCCTTTGTCTTAGTAATTTTTCCATCATATCTTCTCCGTAGTCTTCATAAACTTCAGTGCAGTTTTCTTTAACTATGTCGTAAATCTCGTACCATAAAAGGTTGGCTGTCTTTTGAAACTGACTAGACATCTGTACAAATGGAGATGCAATAACTCCTCCCGTAGTAGGATGCTTGCCTAATAGTCCAAATTGACTTATTGCTTCTTCACATTGAATGTATCTTGCAAAAGCCTGAGAGTATGATTCTAATAATCTTGGATTTACTAAGTTTTCACAGTTCCTCTGTTTTAACCAACTCCAAGTCTCTTTATATATTTCATCAGCACCTAGTGGTATTCCATTCTTTTGCTTTGCTGATAGATAATCACTTGGTGTTGGCATATCTGTTCCATCAAGAACTGCTCCGTCTGGTAAGTCAACTGCATCTATTTCTTCTGGGGTAAATGTTGGAATTTCATTCATTAGTATTTCTACTTTTTTACCTTTTTCTATTTTTTCAGCAGCAGGTTGTGGTTTTCCTCCTGCTTTTACTCTTCTTCCACCTCTGTATGTTCCGTCTTTAGCGATAGTATCACCTCCTAATTTATCATCTTCTTTAGTCGCTTTTTGACAAATCAAAGATTTGAAACAAAGCGACATCTGACCTACCAACAATTTGGGTTAGGTCATTAATAAGGCCTTTGAAGCCGTTTTTTTGTGCGTGAGAGGGTGGCACCGTTGGTAGGGAAATCAGTCGTAGAGATTAAGACTCCCCCTACCTCTCCTCTGAAAATTAATCACAAAAATTACTATTGACGATTTTACAAATATATCTGATGATTTACTTATCAGATACTTATTAGTTACTTGTAGGAGGTCTATATATGAATCAAACAAGAGTAGTCGTATTAAATGAAGCACAAATTGGTGAAGCCGATAATTGGAATCTTTGTTTCCAATATGTTCGATATGAGTATGGAGATGGAAACGAAGAAAACGGATACAGATTTATTTGGAAACGCCCAGATGGTACTCTTCAAGCTGCAAGAGGCCAAGCTAGAATTCCATCCATCGCTGATATTAATTTTCTTGTTGGAAAAGCTATCAAAGAAGGGTGGGGTAACCACAACTGTGGGACTCTTAGCTATTAATTTCACTAAGCGAGGGATAGAGGTTACTATCTCTCGTTTTTATTATTAAACCTATCTCCACACTCTGCATGAATCTTTGAGTGATAAGATTTACAAAGACTCATCAGATTATCTTCGTCGTTAGTTCCACCACGAGAAAGAGGAAGTATGTGATGTACTTCCTCTACCTTTGTCATTCTATTTTCTTTTAAACACATCTCACAAAGCGGATGCTCTGCTACATATCTTTTTCTTATAACTCTCCATGCTTTTCCATAACGCTTATGAGTGTTAGGATCTCGTTTATATTTTTCGTAGTTCTTATTGTATTATTTTTCATGTTTCTTACAGAATCGTTCATCAACTAATTCAGGACAACCTGGATGTGAACATGGTCTCTTAGGTTTTCTTGGCATTTAAACACCTCTAAATATTAAAAGCCTCGAAGATTAAATCTCCAAGGCTCTTTAAATTATTCTTTTGCTATTTTAATAATACTACTACTCCATAGTGACATTTCATGACATGATTTGATTAGCTTTGAAGTTTCTTTTAACCCAAGATTGTGAAGTCTATGAATATGTCTAATATCATAATTCATATCAACTGCTATCTTCTCCCAAGTCTCAAAGCAAAGATATCTTTTTTCAAGGATAACTTGAAGTTCTTTATTTTGAATTTGTTTAATTGTTCCAACCATCTCTGCTTTCAAATCTACAAGTTTATCTATATCCCTATTAATCCCTTCTTGGAGATCTACAATCTTAACAATAGTATCCTCAAGTTTAGATGTTCCTCTGTTAGGACTCTTAGGCATATCTGATAAGGTCGATGTAGCTTTTGTAGCCAGAGCATTTAAACTTTCAACTTGCTCCAGCTTACTATTAATTCTTTTGTCTAAATGTTGATTTGCAATAATTATTGCGACACTTAGCTTAATAAATTTAATTCATGTATAAAACGTTCAAATGGTGTATCAAACTCTAGGCATTTTCTCGGTCTAGAGTTTATTTTATAAATAGCATCTATTAAATCTTCCTCTTCAATTTTAGCTAAGTCAGTTTTCTTAGGAAAAAACTCTCTAAGTAAACCATTGCTATTTTCGTTAGTTTCCCTTTGCCAAGCACTATATGGATCTGCGAAATAAATGTCTATATTTAATTCACTTTCTATATCTTCATAACAAGCAAATTCTTTACCTTTATCTGAAGTAAATGTCTTGAATGCTCCTTGTGGTAATTTTTTTGTTAAAGTGTGTATAGCATCTAACATAGATTTTTTACTGCGATCAGGCATTTTTATTGCAAAATATACACGAGTCTTCATTTCTGCAAATGTCGCTAAGCATCCTTTACTTTTACCTCTAGATGATACTACTGTATCAAGCTCCCAATGACCAAATTCTACGCGTTTTTTTACAACTTTGGGTCTTTTAGAAATAGATGTTCCTATATTAAATTTACCTCTTGTTTCTCTAGAGTTTAAAGATTTTACTTTTCTTCTTAAAACTTTAACTGATATATCTAAAAGCCCTTTATATAGCCAATTATAGATTGTTTTAAAGCTTAATTCATCTTTAAAACATCTGCCTACTATTTGTTTGGGAGACCAGGTGGCTTTTAGCTTTTCTTTGATAAATTGTTTTAACTCTTCAGTAAGTTTTGACTTTCTACCTTTGTTTTTAGAATTAATAGAATAATCAAGATCAGCCTTTTTTGCATCGTATTTGTCTTTACATCTTTTTAGCTCTCTACTAATTGATGAATGATGATAACCTAATATTTTTGCTATTTTTCTTGCTGAGTAACCTTCATTATTTAAAACTTATATTTTATTTCTACAATCCATGGTAATATATTTATGACTCATAACAATCTCCTTCATGTCTATGTTTTTGTGGTAATTACATTTTACATGAATTGATTTTGTTATGGGTTTTTATTTTATACTAGTGTCGCATTTAATTTTACAGCCTATTAAATGTTCCCATTTAATCCCAGTTACAGTTTTTCATCTTCTGTAACCGTTGAATTTACAAGGCTTTTAATTTTTTTGCTACTATTCCCATTCTTCTTTTCCAAACGTACAGTATATCCCAAACCATTCAAAATACTAGATTCTATTTTTTGTAGTATCACTCAATCCATCTAATTATAGGACGTTTTCAGATTTTTAGTCCCGTCCCAGTCCCAGTACCAGATTGGATGCCTTCAGATAATAAGATATATTGCACTATGACTTAGAATTATAATTCCAATTAGTATATATTAACTTACGTTTCTCAAAAGCTTCACTTCCACCTTCCATTATATCAACAATTTTTTTATGAGTATTTTTACAATCAATATTTCCAATATCAGCAATTATTTTTTCATCATACTGGGTAGAAATCACACACTCTGCATCTCCCAAAACAGGGATGTTTGCATTATGTGTAGCAAATATAAATTGTATATCACTTTTCTTCCTCTTAATTGTGCTAATAACCTCATCATAAATAATCTGATTATCCAAATCATCTTCTGGTTGATCAATTATAATTAAATCATTATCCTCTTGTGTCAAAACAAATAAGATTAGCGCAGATGCTCTTTGTCCAATAGAATGTTGTTCTAGCAACTTATCGTGATAGTATATTTCTACTAAGTCTGCGCAAACTTCTCCTATAAGTTCAGAATAATTATCATTAATTTTATCACGTATTTTTGAAATCTCGTTATCTGTAAGTATAGAGCTTAATTTTTTTGCGTCATATATAATACAATCACTTACGATTGATACAAAATCAGAAAATTCATCAGCTATAGCTTTGGCTTTAGCTTCTGTGATACCAGTCCCACGAAACTTATCTTTAATATCATTTTTAAACTTATCTTTATTACCCTTAAATTTGATTTTAATTTTAAGTTCATTTTGGCTATCATTAATTTTTTTAATTTCTTCTTCATATTTATTAAAAATACTAAGAAGAACTTCATTTCTTTCTCTAATTGATTTCTTTATTTCCAAAATTAATGATTCTCTTGAATTATTTTTACTATTTAATTCATCTATTTCTTGTTTTAACTTATCTATTTCAGATGTATATTTAACATAACTATCTGGATCGAGAGTTTCATCTTGTATATCTCGCTTAATAGAGGCAAACTCCTCCTTTAATGACTTAATTTCTTGATCAAATTGTTCTTTATATAATTTGAGAGAGTTTTCATTTTTAGAGATAACTTCGATTTCATCCGAAATTTTATCGATTGCATCTAATATTTTTTTTAAAATATCTTTTATACTTACAAATAAATTATTATTAAATTCGCTTTTATAATCAGATAATATAAATATATTCCTATCAATCCCATAATGTACTTCTTGAATATTCAAGTATACCTCATTAACCTGTTTTACTAAATGATCAATTTTATTGTAGTCTTTATTGTAAGATGTTTGTTTCTTTAATTTTTCTGCAATACCTTTTTCTTGAAAAATTTTAAGTTTGTGTTCTAAGTCTTGCTTTGTTATATTTAGCTCCTCTATCTTTTCTGGAATTGATGACAGTTGAAGTAGTTTTCTAATTGAATCATCTAATTTAAGAACATAATTGTCTACTGAGCCCAGTTGATTCTTTATCTTTTTCCCAACTAGTTTTTGCAATAAGTCAAATGCATACCCACTTTGAGTGAAAGATAAATCTTTTTGACCAAAATATAACGGATTATTGATTACAGAATTAATGAAAATCCCAACTTCATTTCCATTATCATCTAGAATAGATGATTGCTCGTTCATTAACCTTCTTACTTCATAATGTTTTCCAAACTTATCAATAAGATCTAAAGATATTTCTCCTCCAGATCCTAAAGTATTCTTAACTAGATTCTCTTTATAATCTTTATCAATGTTAGCATCCAAATCCAGTGCATACCTTATTGATTCCAAAATAGAAGATTTCCCACTTCCTCTAATACCAATTAATGTATTCAATCCATTTGAAAAAGGAATTCTTACTGAATCTAGTTTGCCACCTTTAAATGCTATTGAATTTATATAACCGTGATTTATCTTTATTTCTTTGCTAGATATTCTATTTTTATAATCTTGAAGAGCAAATTTTAGAGAATTAAAAGAATATTCTCCAATCTTCACATAACATGATTTCCCTTTTCCAATTTCATCAATTTTTTTAGGATCCGATCCTTCTACAAATGCAATTTCATAACCGAACCAGTTTTTTATTTTTTCAACATTATCTAAAGTTCTAAGTTTTTGTAATCCAAGTACTCTTTTTTTAAATTCATAGTTTTGAGCTAAAGAAGTTAATATACCACCACCGCATTCTTCAAGAAGTCCGCTCCTTTGTTCAATGTGTGCAAATACTATAAAATAATCTTTGTTGAGCTTTTCTAGTTCAACGAGTAATGTATTTAAATCAAAATTACAACATGTATTTTCATTTTCACGATTATTAATTCCTTGAAAAGCAGAGGTCAAAAAACTTTCAATATGATTTTCTCCATTTATAATCCAGTCTTCTGGATTGAAAACTATAAGTGTGTGTACTCCATTTTTACCGTCTTTTACTGATAACTCCACTCCTGGTAATATAAAAATATCTTTTTTATTTGCAGATTTTTTTAAAGCCTTATATTCTTGTAAGTCAAATTTATTGTGATTGGTTATTACTCCAATTGATATATTCTCATTTTCAAGTTTATTTACGTATTCGTTAATAAATGAATTATCTTTGCCTGTATATTTAAACTCTTTATCTTTTCTTGTATGGAGATGGAAATCACATCTTATCCATTCACAACCATTATTAAACATAATACTATTACCTCTTTTTCAAAATAATAATTTCTAAATTTTAGGTACAATAGAATGGTTATCTATACCATTTTTAGTAATGTCCCACCTTGCAACTTTAATTTTTTTAATTCTCCTACCACTTCCATAATCAAGTAGATCTTCTCTATTTAGATTATTTAATATCTTGTTCAAGCTACCTAAACCACTAGATGATAGTAAATAAGCTTCTTCTGGATCACATAATTTACAATATACAAGTAGTTGACCTAAATCATGTAAATTTAATGCTGTTTTCTTAGCTTCGATAAAATAAATTTCTGCTTTATCATTCCATTTAACTATTCCCAAAACATCTATCTGTATATTTAACCCTACTACTTGAGGATAATATTTCAGTACATCATATTTATATAAAACAGAATCCAAGTCTACAGAATGGCTATCTTCAATAATAACAGAACATTTCTTATTCTTATATTTATCATTTAGATATATTTCTAGCCATTTACACATAGGGTTATACAACTGAATCTCAAGTTTAACATTTTTATTCAGCATACCCTAAATCCTTTGCTAAATCTGTCCAAGAATCATAATGTTTTCCACGTATTTTTAAAGGCAGACTAGCATCATTTTCCATAGGATGTTTTTCTTTTTTTCTTATTCTTACTGGTTTTTCCCAATAAAATTTATGTGTTTTATTTTCATCCATATATTCTAACAATTCTTCCGCATATTTTTCTAAGGCTCTTTGCTTATGAACAATGTTAAATCCGATTGGTAGAAATTCATTTGCCCATATTTTTACTTGATGTTCTTTTTTCCAATAATTTGGTTTTCCTTCATTATATTTTTTTAAGTGTGAATCTCTAAAATTCGGATGACCAAAATCTATTGTTTGTATTGGTATATCTAATGTTTTCAGCATATTTGCAATATCAATGACAAATTGCCAATTCCCAGGTATTTCAATATAAACTCTATGCTGTCCCTCTTTACCGTAAGCCATATTACTTCTTCTTATATAACCAGTAACATCAGCTACTCCTCGTAATAATTCTTTTTTCTCATCAGTAGTTATATTAAACAAATCATCATTCATTGTCATAGTAGAATGATGGACACCATTTCCTATAAACCTTAAAATTTCTCTCATTGTATAATCTTCATTTGATTTTGTAAAAGAAATTTTTGTAGCTCTTTTTGTTTGTGTTATAGGAATTGAGTGACCTATCAAAGGCTCTATAACATTCCTAATATCAGCCAAGCTACTTTTAACATAGACCGATACCTCTAATCCATCGTCATCTTTTAAATTTTTATGAGGAATTTCTATAGTTATTGTTGTATCTCTTTTATTTCTCTGTATTTCTCCATTGCCTAATATCATTCCTATTAAATAAGCCATTTGATTATTCATTTAAATTTCCTCACTTTCTTTATTCGTAAATGCATTATATATTTGATCAGCTATAGCTTTTGCTAATAATGGTGGAACTGCATTACCTATCTGAGTTCTTATGTCAACCTTATTACCATAAAAAATAAAATTATCATCAAACGATTGTATCCTAGCAGCTTCTCTTGGAGTTATTGACCTATTGAGGTAAGGATGATTATTAGTTCCATTTGATGCTGCATCGAACCTTGTATCAATTGTTGGAGATGGTTCATCCCATTTTAAACGTCCCCATGTAGAATTAAATTTTTGATTCCCTAATAAGTGATCAGGCAAATACTCTTTACCTTTTTCAGGTGGAATCATACTTAACTTTTTAATAGCTACATCAGAATGATTTGACGCTTTATGATTATATAATTTTTTAGATCCATGTCTCATATTCTGTTGATACTCTGAATTCGGATTGATTTTATAATCTTGTTCAAAATCTCCCTCATTAGAGTTTAAAAAAGATAAGTCACCAATAGCTTCCCTAACAGTAACAGGTTTAATTACCGAAGGTTCTGGCAACTCAATTTTACTACTCTTACTGCATATAAAGATGGCTCTTTCTCTATTTTGAGGAACCCCATAATCACTTGCCTTTACGATTCCATAACTAACTTTATATCCTAAATTTTTAATTTCTTTTATAATTTGCTCTTTAAACCATCCATTGGAAGTAGCTAATAAATTTTTGACATTTTCAATGACAAATACTTCAGGATTTATTCTTTCTACTATGTGAAGGTATTCTATAAACAGAAAATTTCTAGGATCCTTTAAGCCAAGTTTCTTGCCTTTTAAAGAAAATCCTTGACAAGGAGGTCCGCCTATAATCATATTAACTTTATTTTTTATAGATAAATCAACTATATTATCTTGAATTTTTTTGTCTCTAATATCACCTATTATCACTTTAGCTTCAGGCATATTTTTAATAAAAGTTTGTGCTAATTTGTCATTTACATCTAATGCTATTTTCGTGGTAAAGTTACTATTTTTATGCATTCCATAAGACATGCCCCCAGCACCACAGAATAAATCTAATATTCTAAATTTCATAAGATTCTCTCTTTCGTTTTCTAATCAGTATTCTCTTAAAAGTTTCTTTGCCATTAATAATTGGTTTAAATAAATCAAACTCATTATCTGATCCATGATTGGCTTCTCCTATTATCTCATAAGATTTTTCATCATAATATTTTAAAAAAGTAATAGGCACACCCATTATTCCATCATAATCATATGGAATTTCTGAAACTTTTGAAATGTGAATTGCATCAAAGTTATCATACTTAGGATACTTACCCTCAACATATTTATGTTTTAAAATTAGTTGGTTAATATTTTTATTTATATCTAAATTGGTTAACCACATAGCATTTCCTATACTTCTCCATTTTTGACCTGATTCATCAATCCAAAATCTTGTTTTTCTAGGCTCGGTATCAGCAGGAACTTTAAACTGTATATCTCCAAAATGATACCCAATTTTAGCTTGATTCATTTTTATATAGGGGAATATCTCTTTATATGTGATAGCGTTTTGATTGCTTATTAACAAATATTTTTTATTATATTGAGATATTAAAGAAAATAACTCAATAAATTTAGAAAAAGGTGGATTTGTAACCACAATATCGGATTCAATTAGGTATTTAATAGATTCCTCACTTCTAAAATCACCATCTCCAAGTAATTTTTTTACAAAATTGTTCTCTTTTATATATGGCTCTATTTCTTCACCATATAATGAATCTGGTAAATGGTCTATTTCTAACACCAAGCCTCTATCACAATCCGACGAATGCATTTTTGATTTTCCATAAGATATGCAAATAAGTTTTTTAAGCTCTAGCTTATTAAAATTATTCAAAAAATATTTTGAGAATGAAGATTCATAAGGATCATCACAATTGCATAATACAATTTTATTTTTAAATTGAGGCATATAATTAGACAATTCTTTTTCTACAGTTTCATAAGTTGTATACCATTCATCGGTATTGCTTTTACTGTATTTTGCTTTATTTAAAATTGAATTTCCCAAATTATTCTCCTTACATTTTAACTAATGATTTTCTGTGCTAGTTTTTTCACATTCAACAATATCTGATATATCACAATTCAATGTATTACAAATTCTTAAGAGCACATCTGTAGTAACATTTTGTCCATTTTTTATTTTATAAAATGTACTTTTACTTATTTGTGCTTTGTCCATAAGTTCAGTACTTTTCATTTCTAAGTCTATAAGTTTTTTAAACAATTTTTTATAACTAAATTTCAACATGAGATATTCGAAACAACTCCCTATATTTATCTATATTGTCTTAATTATACCATTAAAACCATTCTTTTAACAGGCTTTTATTCTCTTATCTCGAACTAATTAAATAATTATTTTCTTAATAACAGGGAATGTATATCCCATATTTTTTTTGACAATTTCTCTATTTTTTCTCTCATATAGTCAATATCTTTCTTATAAATTACTCCCGTTGTATTAGTAGCTTTTGCAATCTGGTTTATATTATTTGTTACATTTGAAAGTGACCATTGGAGATCTCTAAATGGTTCTAGGTCTACAATATAAATTTCTTTTTCTAATACACATTTTCTTAAAAAATGGGACATGGTTTTGCAATTTGCAAGTTTCATTTTCTTTTCAAAAATTTCTTTTTCTTCATCTGTTAAATATATTTTAAGTTGATTATTTCTTTTTCTATTATCCATACTTTTCTCCTTAGCACTTATCTTTTGGGGTCTTAGGGTTCTCCCTAACAAGGTAAAAATAATAAAATTATATAGCCTTAAAAGCTATTGATTTTTTGATTTTTTCGTAAGTGGGTACTCACTTACTGTGCTTGCTATTAATAACAAGTCATTAATTTGATTTTCCATAATTTTTCAAATAGGAACTAATAAGTGTAACTGTAACTTACAAAATAAAAACTTCCAAAATTAGGCGAGCTTGTTTTAAGAGTCTGTGTCAACCCCATATTATCAAGCCATTAATTTATGTAATCCTAATTTAAGAAGATTTATAACGATTGGTTACAGGTTACAAAGTTACATTTGTATCTTTACTTGATTTGCTGTATCTATTTCTAATTGTTTTTCTTTTTGCCATTCTTCTGGCAAAAACTTCTTATCAACTTCTATAAAGTCAGTTTCATTTTCTTTTTTCTTTTCATAGTATAGTTTTACTGGAATTGAGACTCCACTTGGTGATATTCTCTTGGTCTTTGATGACCTAACTGGAATCCATTCTTGAAAATAATTATCCATAATCTCTGAAAAAGATTTTGATTTTATTTGGTAGCCTTGCATGGTTAGTTCTTTGAAACAAGTTATATTTGGATCTGCACTTTTTGGCTTATATTCTTCTAAGAAATATCTAATGTCTTCCACATCTGGGTTTAGATATTTGAATTTTTCTTGTTCCTTATACAAGTCTTTTAAAAGATTTTTTGGTATAGTCCATGCGTGAGTCTTGTTTTTAAAGATTTCATACCCTAAGGCTAGAGCCTGATTAAAATCTTCTCTTATACGAGCTATATATTCTTTATCTGAAATTTTTTCTTTATTATTTTTATCTGGATATATAGTCCTTACTCTTTTATTTGGGTTGCATTCCACAGGCAAATATCTTCTTTCTCCAGTATGATCATTAAGAAAAGTTCTTTCGTTTAATGTCCCTATAAAGATGCAAGTTCTTGGCACGTCTGTTGCATATTTTTCGTAGGGTATCCTTATCCTATCGCTTAATTTTGATGATAATTTATCATAACAAGTGCAACATAAATAAACTCATAGCTAATCAGCTGTGTTAATATGTAAGTGACCAAACAAAACATATTAAAAGGAGTGATTAACTATGAGCTATAACCATCTTACCATAGAAGAAAGATCTTGTATTTACCAATTTTTAAATTTAGGAATGAGTATAAGGAAAATTGCACAAGCACTTAAAAGGTCACCTAGTACAATATCTAGAGAAATTAAAAGAAATTCATCTAAGATAAAAGTTAGTAGGGGAAGTTACACTAAGTACTTTCCGATAAAGGCAAATGATAAATATATTGATAGAAGAAAAGACTGCCATAGAAAAAGTAAATTTTCTAAAGATGTTATTGATTATTTAACTGTAAAGATTAACGAACATTGGTCCCCTGAACAAATATCAAATAGAAACACAAATGAGATTCATGAATTACCATCTACATCAACGATATATAGAATGATACACGCCAAAAAGCTGCCAAAAACTAGTATGAAAAATTTGAGAAGAAAAGCTAAATTTAAAAGGCCAGCAGAAAAAAGAGGAAAATTCAATGATAAAGGTAGAACAATTAAGAAAAGACCTAAAGAGATATACAGAAGGCAAGAATTAGGCCACTGGGAAGCAGATACAGTGGAATCAGGCAGATTAGATCATAAAAGGAAAAGTAGATGTTGTTTCGTAACTTTAGCAGAAAGAAAATCTAGATATTATATAGCAATCCTAGTTGAAAATAGAAAGTCGGAAAGCGTAACACCAGCAATAATAAATGCATTAAAAGATTATCCAAAAGAATTAGTAAAAACAATAACCTTTGATAGAGGTAAAGAATTTTCAGAATTTGAGAAAATAGAAAAAGAATTAGGATGCAAAACTTATTTTTGTGATCCCTATTGTGCATGGCAAAAAGGTACAAATGAAAATAGTAACGGACTTTTGAGGGAGTTTTATCCTAAGGGTATGGATTTATCAGAAGTGAATATTGATGAATTAAATTATAACTTAAGTTTAATGAATAATAGACCTAGAAAATGTATAAAATATAAAACACCTAAAGAAGAACTTTTTGGTCTCTTACCATAGGTGTTGCATTTGATTTGACAATTCGTCTGATAAAAAAGATTTAGCTTCATTAGCCGATTTTGCATTTCTTAAAGCAACAAATTCTTCGATTTCAACAACAGTTTTACCCATAAGGTTCATTACAGCATCCTTGCCTTGAATGTTTTCTATTGTGCAAAACCAATCATCTGTTATGGACAAGTATCTTGCAAAAGTCGATTTGCCTATACCTTGCCCACCAACTAAAACAATCATCTCATCAAACTTAGCTCCTGGATTAAAAATTCTTTTTATCATGCCCAATATCATATGTTCCATTATCCAATTGTTAAGCTCTGTATCATCCGCTCCCAAATACTTTGGTAAAAGTTTTCTAATGGCATTTTTATCTCCATTCCATTTTAAATTTTGAAGATATTGCTTTGGCGGACTCACTTCATATTGATGAGCTACAAAACGAATAGCTTCCCACATTTTGTTTGCGTTATAATTAATTCCAAAATGTTTTTCTATCTCTAAGCCTAATCTATTGTTCAAAGAATCATCCCAAAGTCTTATTTGATTTTCCTTTATATTTCTTTCTCCGATAATTTTCCCCTGGAATTTTATTTCATTGGTAAATTTATCAAAGAATATTTGTCCATCAATGATTTTTTGATTTTGACAATATTTGGGATTTAAAATAGCTGTTACAATATTCCCAGTAATTTGTCTAACCGTCCCCTTATCTGTAGTTTGTAAGTCTAAAAAGGCGTAAGTCTGATCTATTTCTGGGAATTTTAATTTAATATCTGTCATAAGCCTTACTCCTCTTCTTTTTACAACCATCTAATCTCTTTATTGTTTTATATTTATTCTCCATTTTATCCTCCTGTCTGGTATAAATAAGACTCCTGTGGTAAAATGAACTTGTCTAGAGAACACTTCTCACAGGAGTGCATGCCTTTACTCTTTGTAGTAGGGGCTTTTTTCTTTTTTGATTTCTTCATATATTTCTAAAATATAGATTAAAATATCAGTTTCATCGTCATTGAGTTTGCCAAACTTTTTAATAACTTTTGCTAGTTGAAATATTTCCTTGGCTATATTATCAGAAAGTCTATAATCACTTACTAACTTAACTTCGTGATTTAATAGCATTTGTAGAAAATAATCTTGTTTTTTAAGTCCACTGATTTCAATCTTTTTGTTTATTAGATCATATTCTTCTTCAGATACTCTAAAGTTTAAAATTCGATTTCTTTTTCTATTTTTGTCTTTATTTCTCGTTTTTTTAGAAATTTCATCTAATGAATGTCTTCTAAACATCTTTATCATCCTCTTCTAATAAATCTTTCCAGTCATTTGCCTTATTATTTCTTACTTGTGTTAAAGACAGAGCCATTTCTTTTTGCTTACTAGGGAAGAGATGAGCGTATCTATAGGTTATATCAATCGATTCGTGTCCAATCCTATCAGCTATTGCAGTTGCAGAAAATCCTAGTTCAATTAAGAGTGAAACATGAGAATGCCTTAAATCATGTATTCTAATTCTTTTTACTTGAGATTTCTTAGATCCCCTATCCATTTCATGGTGTAGGTAACTCTTGGAGAAATTAAATATTAAGTCTTTTGGTTTTAACTTATAAAAACTGTCTATATACTCTTTAATCTCTTCAGTTAGAAATTCAGGCATAACTATTGTCCTTATACTTTTTTTAGTCTTAGGAGCAGTTATTACATTTTTCCCATCAATCCTTTGTAAAGATTCATCAATTTTTAATGTATGCCTTTCAAAATCAAATTTCTCTTTTGTTAAGGCTAATAATTCTCCCATTCTAAGACCACACCAATATAAAAGTTCAAAAGCATAGAATGATTCAGGTTTATCTTTAATAGCTTCTATAAATTTTTCATATTCATCTTGAGTCCAAAATAGCATTTCATCAGCTTCTTTTTCTCCCATAGATCCAACATCACGAGCAACATTAGTTTTTAAATTGTAGTACCTACAAGCATGATTTAAGATACTAGATAACTGGGCATGAATAGTTCTCAAATAAGTAGGAGAGTAGTTTTTCCCATTCTTATCCTTAATCTTCATAAGCTCATTTTGCCATTGAATGATAGTTACATTACTTATCTCATTAAGCATTAAATCACCAATATAGGGAAGTATTTTTTGATTTACAATTGCTTCTTTTGTCCTCCAAGTATTTTCTCTTATTCTTGGTTTTCTATCTCTCTTATAAAGTTCAAAAAACTCCCTAAAGCTCAT